CTAAGGTATTGTGATATACATGAAGGAATGACAGTTAATTATACTAAGGTTGAAGAATATATAAGAGGAATTGAAGAAGAATATGAATGTACTATAGATTGTATTGTAACTGATCCTACAAATGCTAAAGAAATGATGGAGCGATTAGGAAATGATTATGATGTTATTTTATTAAAACAGACCTATACTAATTTATCTCCAGCAACAAAGGAATTTAGAAAGAAAGTTTATGACTATGAAGTGAGATATGTTGAAAATGAGTTATTAGACTGGAATATGAATAATGCAAGTACAAGTAAAGGTAAATCTGATGATGAAATGCTTATTAAAGAGAATAAGAATAAACAGAGAATAGATATGGTAGTAGTATTAATATTCTGTTATACAGAACTTTTAGGAGAAGATACAAGCTATGATGCATTAGGGTCACTTGATAAAACGGATTGGTAGAAAGAAGGTGAAAAATTGAAAAATAAACTTAAGAAATTTATTGAGAAGACTATTTTAAATGATATTTTTATCATGGAGATAGTCTTTTTAATTGGAGTTTTCATTATTATTTATACTAATTTCCAATTAAATATATATTTTGGTCTATATTTCTTAGGAGTTACCTTAATAGCTTTCAGTGTATTTTTATATAAATCTACAGGGAAGAGAGGTGAAAATAAATGATTTTTGATAGATTAGTTGAAAGAAGAGAAAATATAAACGTAAATGATTGGAAAGATGTATACTCATTTAAAAATGGTTATGATATTACGCCTTTTGAAATGGACATGAAAGAAAGCACATATTTTAGTTGTATAAAAATAATATCTGAAAGTATTGCCAAATGTACTTTACAAGTTAAAGAAGAAAAAGAAGAAGGAGAAGTATTAGCAAAGGAGCATTATTTATATGATAAGTTACGATTAAGGCCCAATGATTATATGAGTGCTATAGATTGTTACAAGGCATTTGTAGCATTAGCAAAGCATTGGGGACATGCTGGGCTATTTATAGACAGACAAGGTGGAAAGGTGAAAGGATTATATCCAGTAAAAATTACAAATGTAACAATAGATAATGCGGGACTAATAAATAGCACTAAAAGTAATAAGATTTTGTGGGATTTTGAAAGCGTAGAAGGTGAAACTGGAAGTTGCTTTGATAAAGACATTATAATCTTAAGAGATTTCACTATGGATGGAATAAAAGGCAAAGCAATTAGAAATATTCTTTCTGAAAGTTTAGATAGTAGTTTAAAAAGTCAAAATTACTTAAATAAATTATTTAGTAATGGATTAACAAATAAAATAGTAGTCCAAATGACCTCGGATCTTAAAGAGGAAAAAGACTTGAAAAGGGTTCAAGAAAAATTTGATAGAGTTTATTCAAATAATGGGAAAATTTTCACGATACCAGCAGGGTATAATGTACAACCACTTAATTTGTCATTAAGTGATGCACAATATACTGAATTAAGAAAGCTATCTAAGGAAGAAATAGCAATGAGTTTAAATGTACCATTAAGCAAATTAGGTATAATGAGAGATGCTGCAGTTAGTGAAGAGCAAGATAATATTAAATTTCTAACAGATTGTTTACTTATAATTTTTGAACAGATAGAGCAGGAAATGGATTGGAAAGTGCTAACATCAACCGAAAGAGAAAAAGGATACAAAATAAGGTTTAATGTTAATGTATTGCTTAGAACAGATAGTAAAACCCAAGCCGAAGTAATAAGCACATATGTCAAAAATGGAGTGTATGATTTAGATTATGCTAAAAACATTCTAGGCGTACAAAAAATTGGTGGAGAGCTTATTATAACTCTTCCAAGTGGTCAGGTATTATTAAGAGATTTATTAGATGGAAATGTTAGTTATCAGACCAATGAAAATAAAGAGGTACAAGAAGGTACGGGAGACAATATAACTGCTACGGATAATATAAACATAAAAGATACCGTAAAAGAAGTAACAGGTGAAAAGCTTAATGGTGCACAAGTGGCTAGTCTGATAGGCGTTGTAAAGGCTGTGAAAAGCGGAGAAATAGGTAAATCTAGTGCAATTGAAATAATAACTAGCAGTTTTGGTGTTTCACAGGAAAAGGCAAATAAAATATTGAATGATTCGATATAGAGAGGAGGTGATAATATGCAAATAGAAATTAGAAATGACTACGTTATAATAAAAGGCTACGTAAATACAGTTGAACGAGATTCTAGGGAAATGAGGACAGCTAAAGGAGATTTTGTAGAGCAAGTTAGAAGTGGCACATGGAAGAGTGCGATTTCTAGAAAGGAAGATATTCCTTTACTTTTAAATCACAATAAAAATAGAAAGGTAGCATCTACAAAAGAGGGAACTCTAAAGTTGAATGAGGACAATATAGGACTCTATGCAGAAGCTAGGGTATATGACAAAGAAGTAATAGAAAGTGCTAAGAATAATAAGCTAGTAGGTTGGAGTTTTGGATTTTCTAAATTAAAAGACAGTTGGGGAAAAACTGACAGTGGTATAGATAGAAGATACCTGGAAGATATAAATATAAGTGAAATATCTGTATTAGATGATTCAAGGACACCAGCCTATTATGGAACTTCTATAGAGAATAGAAATAATGAAGAAATAAGCGTTGAACAAAGAAGTTTTTCAGATAACGTTGAAGTTTCTACGGAAGAGAATAAAACTAATGAAGATGAAGAACGAGAATTAAAACTTAAATTATTAAATTTAGAACTGGAATTATAACAGTTCTTTTTTTATTTTTAAATTTAGAATATGAAAGTGAGGAAATAAATAATGGGATTAGAGGAATTAAGAGCAGCATTAAAAGCTAAAAAAGAAGAAATTAGAGGATTTATAAAAGATAAAAAGGCTGATGAAGCTGAAAAAGCTATGGAAGAAAAAAGAAATTTAGAAAAAATGATTAAAGCTGCAGAAGAACTAGAGGATGATGAAAAAAGAGATCTAGAAAATCAAAAGAAAAATAAAAGTAAAAAAACAGAAGAAGTAAATGAGTTTAGAAGCTTAGTAAAACATGTAATGGGTAAAGAAATGACAGAAGAGGAAAGAGCAGATATAAAGACTACAGATAATGCAGCAGTTATTCCTAAGCAATTTGTAAATCAATTAATAGAAATCCAAAAAGGATTTGGTTCTTTAAAACAACTATGCGATATTATTCCGGTTACTAAAAATGAAGGTACTATACCTGTAATTGATTTAGATCAAAATGAATTATTAGATGTTTTAGAAGGTGAGGATATAGTAGATGGTACACTTGTAACTACAGATATACCATTTAAATGTGCAAAAGTAGGACTAATTCAATCTTTAACAAGTGAATTAGTAGATGATGCAGAAGTAGAGATGGAGAGTTTAGTTACAAAGAATTTCGCTAATATAGCAACTGCTAAAGAAAACTCTAAGATATTAAGTGTTATAAAAACTAACGCTACAGAAATAGCCGGAGCTACCAGTTATGAAGATTTAGAAAAGGCCATAGATGGATCATTACCTTCTGTAAAAAATGGATTAATAACTTTAACTAATGTAACCGGATATGTGCATCTAAAAAATATGAAAGATAAAGAAGGTAGACCTTTGAACCTTATAACAGAAATTAATGGAGTTGAGTATTTTCATAGTAAACCTATAGTACATGTAGAAGATGCTTTATTACCGATAACAGAATTAAAAACACAAGTATTTTATATAGCTAATATGAAAGAAGCTGTAAAATATTGTGATAGAAAAGCAGCAACTATAGCTAGAAGTACAGAAGCTGGATTTAAAGACGATACTGTTAAAATAAGAATCCTTGAAAGATTTATACCAGTCTTAGGATCTAAGAGGAGTATTAAAAAGATAGAATACTAGAATTGAAGGGATTAAATTCCCTTCTTTTTACTACGAAGGAGGGAGCATATGACATTAGAAGAAGCTAAAAGCTATTTACACATAGATTATCCAGATGAAGATACATTCATTCAGACACTTTTAATTACGTCTGAAAATTATATTGATAGTATGGTTGGAGAAGGTTATAAGTTAGAAGATAAAGCATTAAATCTTGCTAAATTGCTACAATACAAGCTTATAGCAGATATGTATGAGAATAGGAGCACAAATATAGAAGATAAAAGCAAACAAGATAGAATCGTAACTTCTATACTAGATAAATTATCACTATATATAGGTGTGATTTGATGAATAGTGAGAGAATTAATATAACAGTAACAACGGAAACTAGAGTTAATGGTAAACCAACTAAAACAGACAAACAATTTTATTCTTGTTGGGCAGAAATACTGCAATTATACGGGAATGAATTATACCAAGCTATAAATATTAAATTGGAGAATACCATTATTTTTAAGGTTAGATATTGTAAGTTGTTAGAGCAATTGCAAGATAAGAAAGAATACAAAGTGGAATTTAAAGGTAATATCTATAAAATTTATTATACTGACTTTGCTAAAGACTATAAAAAATATATATTACTTAAATGTAATCTCATCAAGTAGGTGATTTTTTGAGTGTAGATTTTGAATTTGATATGAATGAACTTATGAATAATATGGATATGTTAGAAAAAGAAGATACTTTAGACAAAGTAAATAGAGAAGCTTTAAAAGATGTTGCTGTAGATATTTATAATTATGTACAACGTAATCTTAAAAAATCTGAGGATAATAGTAAAAGTGGTAGAAAAGGTAGTAGACCATCTGGACACGCTAAGGATAACATACCAAAAGGAAATATTAAAAAGAAGAATGGATTTTTATATATAACTGTGGGTTGGGAAAAAGGTGATAGAAGTCCATATTATTACGAAAAATTCCAAGAGTGGGGTACAACTAAAATTCCCGCATATCCAGTGTTTAGTGTAGCTAAAGCTAAATATAAAGATAAATTAGATAAAAAAACTAAAGAAAGTCTAGAAAAATTTTTAAGTGAAAAATTGGAGGTGTAGTTATAAATATAGATGATATTATATATAAAATATTAGAAAGTGTAACTAATGTATATGAAGGTTGGTATTGTGAAAGTTTAGAAGCTACACATACAACCTTCTTTTGTTATATGGATGAAGAAGATTTAAGTGATGATGAACCTGAAGATATTATATTAAACTTCCAATTTGACACCTGGGGAGAAAATAAAGAAGAAGTAGATAAGCAAAGGAAAAAGGTAAGAAAATTATTAAAACAAAATGAGTTTGTTTTGATGGATAATAGAAATGACTTTGAAAGTGAAACGGGTATTTATCATTATGCTGATAGATTTAGTTTTATGGTAGATGCTGAAGAATATTATTTAGAATAATAAATTTAAAAATGAAAGTGAGGAAGTTATAATGGCAGAAAAAAAGATAAAAAGAAATTGTGGATTAAAAGATATATACGTTGCAGAAGTAACAGAAAATACAGCATCTGCTTATACAGTAGGAACTCCTACTAAGTTAGCTAGAGCTATAAGTGCTAAGATAACAGATAAATTTGAAACAGAAACAACATATAGTGACGATGCAGTAGAAGATGTAGTTGAAGAATATGTAAATACTGAAATTGAAATAGGTGTGAATACTTTATCTAATACAGATTATGCAAAGCTATATGATACTCTTTATAAAAATGGGTATTTATTAAAATCTGGAAGTGATAAAGCTAAGGAAATTGCTCTTGGATTTAGAAGTAAAAGAACAGACGGAACATATGATTTTGTATGGTATTACTGCGGAAAATTTAACGAAAGACCAGACGAAGAATTTGAAACCAAAGGTGATAAAATAGCAACACAAACAGCAAGTTTGAAAGGTATATTTTACGCTAGACAAAAAGAAGATACTATAGATAGTAAAAAGAAACCTTTGTATGAAATTAGAGTAAATGAAAGTGAATTGTCAGAAACTGAAACAGATGCAAAAACTGCAATTGCTGATTGGTTTAGTAAAGTACAAGAATATGTAGCACCAACACCATAGAGAGGATATATACCCTCTTTTATTATTTTTAAATTGAAAGGATGATAATAAATGAAATTAACAGTTAAAGGTAAAAATTATAACTGCGGAAAAATAACAAGAAAAAAATATAGTAAATTTAATAAAATTTATGAAGAGCTAGAACAAAAGGATGGTAAACAGGCTTTATATACAGACAGCGATTTAGACAGTATGGTTGAATGTGTAGTAGAAGCTTATGATAATAACTTTACTATAGATGATATAAATGAAGAGTTTGATGTGCCTGAAATTATATTTGCATTTTCTTCTATAATGTTGGAAATCCAAGAGAAGTTAAATAAGAAAGTTGAAAAAGTACAAGGAAATTTTACAAAGAAGTAATAGAGGGCGTTGATAACTCTATTACTTTAAATAGAAAAGAATATTTTATAAAAGAAATAACAACTAAAGATTATATAAGGTATATAGATATATGTAGCTTAGAAAATGAAGATAGTGTATAT